GACCCTTTAGCTTAAAGCGCGATCTTCCGTTCACCTATCTAATCGCTAGGCTAAGCATTAGATTGGGAATCGCGCCACAGCAGTTATTAGATCTAGACAAGACCATGCTCGATGCATTAGTGCAAGGGCTAAAGGATGAAGCGAAAGAGGTCAGCGATGCAAGTAGAATTAAGAGGAAACGCTGACCTGCGTAAAGCCTTGCGCCGTTTTGCTCCAGATTTAGAAAAAGCCTTAAAAATGGAATTAAAAAGAGGTCTTGCACCAGTAGCAAAAGCTGCTAAAGGTTTTGTGCCATCTTCATCACCTTTGAGTGGTTGGGCTGGTCGGTCATTTAGCGAAGGTACATTTCCTGTCTTTAATGCTTCGACAATTAAAGCAAAAATTGGTTATAGCACGGCTGTATCAAAGCCCAACCGACAAGGCTTCAGCACAATGGCTAGAGTCTTTAATGATTCACGCGCTGGCGCGATCTACGAATCTGCTGGTCGCAATGGCCCACAAGGTCAGCCCTGGGTTGGGCCTGATGGCCCAGCAGGTAAAAGGTATTCACACTCGCGTAACCCTAGAGCTGGTGAGCAGTTTATCGCAGCACTTCCACCATTGACTGGTAGTCTCAAAGGTCGAGGTCGCTTGATCTTCAAGGCATGGTCACTTGATAAAGGTCGAGCCGAAGGCATAGTTAATAAGGCTATTACTACAGCCGAACAAGAAATGTTAAAAAGGTCTAAGGCTGGATCACTAAGGAGAGCAGCATGAATTACCAAGAAGTAATTAACATTGCCTCAAAGTTCGATGCTAAGGGATTCAAGCAAGCCGAAACAGCCACAGAAAAACTAGGCAAAAATGTTAAAAGCCTTGCTAAAACTTTTGGTCTTGCCTTTGGTAGTGCTCAAGTCATTGCCTACGGCAAGGCTGCCGTCAGAGCAGCAGCAGCAGATGAGAAAGCACAGAAGCAATTAGCCCTAGCTCTTAAAAATGTTGGGCTTGGTCGAGATGCCGCTGCATCAGAAGAATACATCCAAAGACTACAAACAGAGTTCGGCATTGTTGATGATCTGCTTCGTCCTGCTTATCAGACTCTGGCTGTAGCCACTGGCGACACAGCAGAATCTCAAAGACTTCTTAATCTTTCGCTAGATATTTCGGCATCAACTGGGCGTGATCTTTCTAGCGTTACAGCAGCATTGAGTCGTGCATATTTAGGAAATAATGCAGCTCTTTCTCGACTTGGCGTAGGTATCTCGAAGGCTGACTTAAAGGCTAAGTCTTTTGAGGAAATCACAAACCAATTACAAAGCACATTCGCAGGATCTGCCACTGCTGCTGCTAATACCTTTCAAGGTTCAATCGATAAACTCAGCGTTGCTTCTGCTAATGCCAGCGAGATTATTGGTACTGGCTTAATCGATGCCCTAACTAAACTGGGTGAAGATACTAGCGTTGCAAACTTAGCGACAAACATGGAAAAAACTGCTCTTTATATTGCAGATGTAATTCGTGGCATAGGAGTGTTGGCCGGCAAATTAAAGGATTTTCCTATCATTGGAAGCATCGATGTTGGCATGATTCCGATTCTTGGTACTTATCTCACAGTATTGCGTGAGGCTGGAAAGCAAGCACCAATCCAGAAGGCTTCGGATAATGCACATCTAAAGTCTTTACAAAATCAATTCACTGTTACTAAGAAAACTACTGCTCAAGCAAAGATTCTTACAAAGGAAACTGCTGCACAACTAAAGGCTAAGCGACTTCAGCAAGCTATCGACAAGGCTAACCTTGCTCTTAGCAAGGGCGAAGAAATTTTTGACATGGATAAGATCCAGATTGCAGCAGCTTTGACTAATCAGGCTGAGCAGTTGGGCAAGGCAACTACTTCATCACAGATCTTGCAGATTGCTAACGATACGGCTCGACTCAATGTCAAGCGTTCAATTCTTGCGCTAGAAGATGCGATTGCTGCTAAGGATGAAGCAGCCATCATCGCTGCAACAGCTAAACTCAATGCAGATCTCAAAGTCCTTTCTGCTCTTACTGGACAAAGCATTAAACTTTCAGACATCAAATCAATCCTAGATAGCCTGAAGCCTAAGGATCTAATTGACATAACAAATCTAAATGAAGCTCTAGCAAAGATTCAAGAGATGCTTAGACTTCTAGGACTGGCTTCAACGGCTTCTAAAGCTAAGATTCCATCAAGTGCAACTCTCGGCTCTGGAATCCCAGCAGGAGATTACATTGCACCAATTTCTACAACAGGCGGATCTATTGGGGCTATTCTCGAATACGCAGAAGCAGCAACTGCTAGAGCCAATGCCTTTGCCGACTTGCTTGACATGGAGAACGCATCGGCTGCAAGTCAAATGGCTTCTACGATTGATCTGGAAAGTATTGCTCGTACATCTCTATTGCAGGGGCTTTCAGGCGGTGCAGGTGTTTCAGGTGCAGTAAGTGGCTCACGCTATGCAGCACAAGCTGCCAATGCTTATAACATTACAAGTCAGGCTGGAATCGGTGATCCAGAGGCTATTGCTAGAGCCGTGGAAGATGTAGTCCGTCAGTCTTACCAGCGAGGCACTAGCTCCACAGGACTTCTTGCAGTATGACATGGCTTCCAGAATGGCGCATCACAGTCGGTACGACTGTTTATACAAATGTAACTGGCGTTAATCTCACTACAGGGCGCATTGACATTGATCGTCAATGCCAAGCAGGTTATGCTCGCATGGACATCATCAACTCTACCAATGCCCTTTTTGACATCGATGTTACAGATTCCCTTACTCTAGAGCTTAAAGACAGTGATGGAGATTATGTTGCCGTATTCGGTGGCACTGTTTCAGACTTTTCTACTTCCGTCAGAAGCCCAGAGGAATCAGGATATGTGACTCTCGGCACAATTCTTGCAGTCGGTGCTCTGGCTAAACTGCCTAAAGCCATATACACAGATTCTATAGCTCATGGACTCGATGGCGAACAGATTGCGATTATCCTGCAAGAGCTTCTAGTCAATGAATGGCAAGAAGTCGCACCTGCACTAACATGGGCAACATACGATCCAACTACTACATGGGCTAATGCTGAGAATGTGGGATTGGGTGAGATTGATTCTGGTCTCTATCAGATGGACAATCTTTCGGCAGCAGATCGCAACACCCAGACTTTAGTCCAGCAGATAGCAGACAGCGCACTCGGAACGCTCTACGAGGACAAGCAGGGGCGCATAGCCTATGCTGATGCGGATCACAGAAGTAACTATTTAGCAGCTAATGGCTCAACCCAGTTAGATGGCAACTACGCTTCACCTGCCAGCGTGAAGTCAATCTTACAAATCGGCAAGATTCGTAACAGCGAGATTGTGCGCTATGGCAACGACTACGGCAGCACCTACTCAGCCACAGACGATGCTTCTATTATTACCTATGGTCGCTACCAAAGGACATTCGACTCGAACATCCGCTATCTGGCTGACATCGAGGACATTATCGAGCGCGATCTAGCCCTGCGCTCAGTGCCTAGAACACAACTGGATCAGATTACTTTTAGACTTGACAATCCTCTGATGCCAGATGCCCTTAGAGATGACCTTATAAACCTTTTCTTTGGTGAGCCAGTAGTTATCAATAACCTACCCTTCAATATGTTCGAGGGGTACTTCTCAGGCTTTGTAGAGGGCATCTCAATCAGAGCCACTGCATCTTTTGTCGATGCGACTATCTATGTTTCACCAACAGACTTTTCTCTTATAGCCCCGACATGGGCAACAGTACTTCCAACTAACACCATCTGGAGTGGCGTAAATGGTACACTACAGTGGTCTAAAGCGATCGGAGCTCTAACCTAATGGCAACAACAACCCCTAATTTTGGTTGGCCTGTACCAACCAGTACTGACCTAGTCAAGGATGGCGCAGTAGCCATCGAGGGTCTAGGCGATGCAATCGATGCTTCCTTGCTTGATCTTAAGGGTGGCACGACTAATCAAGTGCTTGCCAAGAACAGCAACACAGACATGGACTTTAAGTGGGTAGCAGATGCTTCTGGCATTCCTGCAACTATTTTGGATGCTAAAGGCGATCTTATTGCAGCTACAGCAGCAGATACAGCAGCTCGTCTTGCAGTAGGAACTAATGGTCAAGTGCTCACAGCAGATAGTGCAGAAGCCACAGGATTGAAGTGGACAACCCCTTCAAGTGGAACACCTGCTTTTGTTGGCGTAAGTGCTTTTGATTCACTTGAAGCAGGACAAAACATCTCAAATGCCACTTATACGGCATTGACATACAATTCTGAAAATTATGACACAGACGGATTTCACAGCACTTCAACGAACACAAGCCGATTAACAATTCCAACTGGTAAAGGTGGAAAGTATCTAATCACTACTTTTGTGAATTGGGATAACTCAGCAGGTGGGTACCGAATTGCTGTTATTTACCTAAATGGTACATACAATAAAGCCGTTGGAATTGAAACTTCAGGCGGTTATTTGGGTCAAAATTGCAGTTATACAATGACTTTAGCTGCTGGAGATTACATTGAAACTTATGTTTATCAAAACAGCGGTGGCACTCGTAACTGTAATGAGAATAAGTATTTCCAAGCAACTTACTTAGGAGCATAAAAAATGGAATTGTGGCAAATTATTACAGAAGCTTATCCAGAACTCACAATGGACGATTTTATTCACACCATCATGCTTCAAGATGATTCAGATGGTCAGGGTGCATACATTGCTGCATGGAATTACTCAAAGCCAATTCCAGATGGTCTTAAACTAGGCAAGTGAAACCGAGACTTTCTAAAGCTGCTTCCCAGTTAAGAGAGCAGATTGATGACTCGTTCCCAGATCGTGACCGCGCATCGGATGGTTGGATCGGTGATACCCGACACGCTGCTCGCAAGTCAGATCATAATCCTGATGAGCAGGGCTGGGTTCGTGCCATTGATGTGGACAAAGACTTATTCAAGGGCGGTAAGCCAGACATCATGGGAGATCTTGCTGATCAGCTTCGTACCTTGTCCAAATCAAAAACAGACAAGCGTATTAGTTACATCATTTACGATGGACGAATCTGCTCCAGAATCCTTAACTGGAAATGGCGCAAGTACACAGGGGCTAACAAACACACTAAGCACATGCATGTTAGCTTTAAGAAAGAAGCTGACAATGATG